GACTTGAATCAAGCGGAGATGTTCTATCAGCCGAGTGCGGATGATCTTGCCGCCGTCGAGTGGGCGGCGAATACGCTGCGCGTCTTGGCCGGAGATTCACCGGTAATCACCCGTGAGGAAGATTGCCGCGTCATCATTCCGGGATTTGAAAATCCCGGCACCGCCGATGCGCTGATCCCAGAGAAGTTTGCACATGCCGATTTGAAAACCGGCGCGATGCGAAACTACCGGGAGCAAATGGCAGCATACGCCCTCGGGCTGATGGAGGCACATTTCACCTCCGAATGGACGGCATATCTACTCTTCTGCGACCAGCGCGAAATGGTGACACTTCGGTTCACCTACGAGCAGGCAAAGGCCACTGTCGGAAAGGTGATTGACGAGTATTACAATGTCGAGAAGCGGCCCGCGCCGTGCGAATACTGCGGCTGGTGTGCTAAGACGGAGACCTGCGAAGCTCGGATTGCTTTGGCGAACAAAGCCTTAACCGTCAGTGCTCCCGGCTTCGATTTCAGCGCCGTGTTGGCCGACAACAGCAAGCTCGGGTTGTTCCTCGCGGGTTGCGCGGTGCTGGAGGTTTTCCGGGAAAAAGCTGAGGAAGCCGCCAAAGAGCGGCTTCGGAACGGGGTGAATGTGCCCGGGTGGAAACTCATTACCCGGCGTGGCCCGGAGTTCGTCGACCACGTCACTGTCGGCCATCACATCCAGGCGCTCGGCTTCGGTGCCGTTCTGGCCGCCTACGGGAATCTCTCAGCCAAGAAGTTCCGGGAACTCTGGGCACAGAAATTTGACAAGCCGTTTCCCGAAGAAGCCGTTAAGCACGGCCAAGCCAGCCTTTCACTGCGCCAAACCCGCAAATCCCATGACTAGACATCATGCAAACACAACCTACTAAATCTCATCCCATACAGGGACTCCACCTTAGAATCATGACCCGAATCCGCAGTCTCGAACACGAATTTCTGCGTTTCCAAGTCGGCCAAATGCTCGAATACCGCGTCGTGCACTTTGGTTATCCAAGCGCTCCCGAGAACTCCACAACCTGGTTCTTTCACCTACGCGGGTTCGGTGCAACTCGTGAAGCAGCTCTGGCCATGGCAGGCATCTCCTCCGCCATATCGCTCCAAGAAGAAATCTACTAAACACCCAATGCCATCTTACAGATCATCCGAACCCACCAGCCGCCCTGATTTTGTCGAAGCAGGGGACTATACCGTCGAAGTCGTCAATGCTGCCGAGACCGTCTCAAAGCAAGGTCACGACATGATTGAACTGAAACTCAAGGTTGTGCCCAGCGGTGCTGTCCTTTTCGACTATTTAGTCTTCATCGAGAACGCCTACTGGAAAATTGACAGTTTCCGCTGTTCCCTTGGCGAAAAGGTGCTGCCTGACGAAGACGTTGACGTCAAGGCGGACGACTTCATCGGAAAACAAGGGCGCGCCCGGCTCTCTCTTGAAGAATACCAAGGACGCAAGCGGAACAAAATCGCCGCATGGCTCGCTCCTCAGTCCAAAACGAATACCCCCACAACGCCCGCGAAGGGAGAAGATGATGACCACCTCCCGTTCTAGATCTCTTGGAAATTCGCCGTGTCACACCGCGCCTCCCTACGGCGGTCCATGTCGCTTCTCGTCCTTTCAATGCATCGCAAATCTATGAAAACAAAGACCAAAGAACAAACGATCGATATTCCCGCTCTTGAAATTGGGAGCGCTGAATTCACGATCATCGGAATTTCCCCATTAATCCTCCATGCCTTCAGCCCGGAGGCCCGCGCCCAGATGCTCAACAAGCAGATGGGAAAAGCCACCGTCGGGAAGGAAAAGAAAGACCCGGTTGCGAAATGCCTGGCCTCTCTATACACGGATAGCAAGGGTCATCCCTGCTTCCCTGCCGGCGGCATCAAGTCTGCGGCAGTTACGGCAGCGAATGACGTCGATCTTGTGAAAGTAGAAATGAAGCGGGCGTTTCATGTTGTGGGAACCTTGCTTCCGGTCGTCGCATCGGAGCTGAGCGAGGAGGACATGACTGAGTGCGATCGGCAATACCGGGATCGTCTCAAGGAAACTCTCCATAAGTATTGAGGCTCGATGCTGGAGTCGATGGTGCGACTCGCAACCGGCGTCTGCGACATCGCACATCGACCCGTATTCCCGAAGTGGCAAATCACATTTAGCGTCGAATTCAACCGCCGGGTTGTTTCATTGGAACAGCTGGCCGGTCTCTTCAACGCCGCCGGATTCGGCGTCGGTATTGGCGACTGGCGGCCGTCTGCGCCCAAGAGCGCCAGCGGAAACTTCGGACGGTTCCGGTTGGGGTGATATCGGGAACAAAGCAGTCTGGCCTATGCCTGTCGCATTGAGGCAGTCCACTCTCCGTTTTGCCCAGTTGAGTCAATGCAGTCATGTCACGTCGATCAACGGTGCGTTCTTTCAAATCGGCGCACGTCTATCCATGTCAACGCAGTCGTTTCACGTCATATCTCGGTCTTCCTAGTCTGTCCTTTCAAATCCATTCCATTTCAAAGCAGACGAGGCAATGTCATCCGCGTCGGGCTCTGTCAAGTCGATGTCAGTTACGCTGTGCTGTGGTGGGCCGAGTCGCTCCAGCTCCAATAAGTCCCCCGACTTGATTCATCTGCGACCCCGCGCGGATGCGATGACTCCCCAAACCTTTCTTATGCAACAATCTTATTTAAAGTCACATCTTCAGAACCTCTGTGACGCACACAGGGGGAAAATCACACCCGAAATTGTTCTTGAAGACGCAAGTGATCGTTCGTCTCCAATCCATCATCTCTTTGCTTGGGATGATTCCGAAGCTGCTCGCCAGTATCGGCTACTCCAAGCAGCAGACCTGATCCGCCGTGTCAAAGTCAAGGTGCGCATCCATGACATCGAACTGCGCGAAGTTCGTGCATTTGTCAATGTCGCGAACCCGGCTGATGACGACCTGATCGACCGGAAACGCGTATACGTGCCGATCGTGGAGGCGCTTCGGAACCCGCCCACTCGAAGGCAAGTGATCGATGCCCTGCATCGGGAAGCTGTCGAATGGGAACAACGCGCGAAGGCTTACGAGATTTTCGCGAGTGCATGCAAAGCCATCAAGCAGATCAAGCGATGATAGCATTGCGACCTTATCAGATTCAGGCCCAAGAGGCCATCGTTCGAGGCTTTCATGAATATCGGAAGCAAATGGTGGTTAAGCCAACAGGCTCGGGAAAAACCGTCCTTTTCGCCAGCCTTGCACAGCATTACCAGCCACAGCGGACGCTTGTGCTTGCCCATCGCGAGGAATTGATCTCTCAGGCCGTTGAGAAAATCCACAAGGCAACCGGGTTGGTTGCAAATGTCGAAATGGCCGATTCCGCTGCGAACATGGATGCGCCCGTGGTCGTTGCGAGCGTGCAAACGCTCATGCGGGAACAGCGGCGGAATCGCTGGCCGAGAGATCACTTCGGATTGGTGGTAGTTGACGAATGTCATCACGTCCTTTCGGATTCTTACAGATCTGTTCTGAACCACTTTGATCCGTTCTCACATGTTCTTGGTGTGACCGCGACCCCGGATCGCGGCGACCGGAGGAATCTTGGCGTTTACTTTGAGAATATCGCCTTCGAGATTGGCCTGCTCGATCTGATCCGCCAGAACTGGCTTGCACCAATCAAGGTCAAGACTGTGCCGCTCCAGATCGATCTGGGCGGCTGCCGCACAACCGCCGGTGATTTCAATGAGGCCGACGTCAGCCATGCGTTGGAGCCCTATCTGGAGCGGATCGCCAATGTGCTTTATGAACACCGCCACCGGAAGATCCTTGTATTCCTGCCGCTGATATCAATCAGTGAGCGGCTTGCCAGCTTGTGCAGGTTGCGCGGTATCGCTGCCGAACATATTGACGGCCACTCAAAATATCGTTCGGAGATCTTGGATCGGTTTAAGCGAGGCAAGACCACGCTCCTAACCAACGCCATGCTACTCGTCGAAGGCTATGATGAACCGTCTCTTGATTGCGTCGTGTGCCTGCGTCCCACCAAAGTGCGCTCGCTCTATAGCCAGATCGTGGGGCGGGGGACCCGAATCTATCCCGGTAAGGATCATCTACTATTACTCGATTTCCTTTGGCTTGCCGAAGAGCACAATCTCATCAAGCCCGCGCATCTTGTCGCCGGAGATGAAGAGGAAGCGAATGCGATCACCGACGCCCTTGCGGGCGATGGCGATCTTGAAGAAGCCAAGGTGACCGCGGAAGAAGACCGAGCCGCCAAGCTCCGTGAACGGCTTGAACAGAACCGGGCCCGTACGGCACGTTCATTCGATGCGATGGAGTTTGCTCTTTCCTTAAAGGACGTAGATCTCGCGGAGTTTGTGCCAACGATGCGTTGGCACGAAGACGAACCGACCGAAAAGCAGCGGACGCTCATTGCCCGGTTCGGCCTGGATCCTGATTCGGTGCGGAACAAAGGTCATGCATCGGCGCTGCTGGATAAGCTATTCCTCCGCCGCAATCTGAATCTCGCTACTGCGAAGCAGGTCCGCTGGTTGGAACGGATGGGTTATCCCCATTACGAGACGGCCACTTTTGAGGAAGCCAGCGCCTTCCTGGGCAACTTCTTCAACAACTACGGGAAGGCGGGGAAAGCATGAATATCCAACATCGCTCCAAAGTCCGTTTGGAAGACGGCGTGTTCTGGGTTCACGGTCCCTACGCCTATCCCATTGAGGAAAACCGCATCGAAAATGAGCGCGACCTGCTTGCTTGGGTGCGCCATCTCTCCCGCAAAACGTGGGCCGACCGGAAACTGCTCGGCGAATTCGTCGACGTGGTCGCGGACGTTAAGAATTTCAATCTGAAGATCAACAAGTAGATAATGCGATACAAATCTTCCGGAGCGCGACTTGCGCTTCCTCGCCGGACGTTCGACTACCTCGAACGCGGCGCACCCAAGGGGCAGCGGAATGCCGAATTATTCGATGCCGCCTGCCAGTTCCGCGACGCGGCAATCCCTCTCGACGAAGCCGAGGACCGATTACTGGCACGGGCCGTGATGGACGGCTTGGGCGAGGCCGAGGCGCGGACCGCGATCCGCTCCGCTTTCGCGCATGGCCCGCGCCAACCGGTCGGACACGATTCACCGCGCTCGGCAGCCGCAACAACGCACCATCCCGATAAACCGCATGGCCTGCGTTCAGCTCCTGTGCCATTGCCACCACCGATGGAAAACGGATTCATCCGGCTGTTGGAAGCGTGTTTCCACCCCCGCGAGTTTGTTGCCATTGCTCCGGCCAAGGAGACGGAGGAGGGCGAGATCGCTCCGACTCGGGGCGTGACGCTTCCCTGTGAGGAATGGAAGGCCCGGGTTGCCGCGAAAGGTGGAATTGACCGCTGCTTTGGAACGGTGCTCGGGCTGTTCATCCGGGTCAATCCGATGAAGCAGGACGGCGCACGCAATGAAGACGTGACCGCGTTTCGTCACGCCTTGGTGGAATTCGACCGGGATGAAAAGGGCGGGCCCATACCCAAGGAGGTTCAGCTCGGCAATATCGTCGCAAGCGGAATGCCCGTTTCCGCCGTGATTGATTCCGGTAACAAGTCCATTCATGCGTGGGTCCGGGTAGATGCATCCGACGCCAGCGAATACAAGCGTCGGGTGGATGTTATCTGGGAGTGGTTTAGCGGGATGAGCCTGGATAAGCAGAACAAGAACCCCTCCCGGCTTTCCCGGTGCCCGGACGGTTGGCGAACGGTGGATGGTGAAAAACGCCCGCAGCGTCTCCTTGCGGTCAATCTCGGGGCCAAGTCCTGGGATGAATGGGAATCGGAGCACGGTGCTGATGCGCTCCCCAAGATCATCCCCGGCCCGGAGTTCATGGCGAAGATGTGCCCGGAGCCGCCGCAGATCATTGGCGGCGTCTTGCACCAGGGCTGCAAAATGATTATCGGCGGGGCAAGCAAGTCGCGAAAATCGTGGACCTTGATGGATATGATGCTTGCGGTCAGCAGCGGTGAGCCGTGGTGGGGATTCCAGACGCAGCGGGGCCGGGTTCTTTATATCAACTTCGAGCTGCCAACCTTCGCCTTCCAACGCCGAATCAGCGCCATCTCTACCGCAAAGGGGATTACAAATTACTCTGGATTCGATTTGTGGAACCTCCGCGGGTACGCGACGGATTTCTCGGTTCTGATCCCAAAGATTCTGGCGCAGATCAAGGAATATAGCTACGCGCTGATCATTCTGGACCCGATTTACAAGGGGCTTGGAAAACGGGACGAGAACAAAGCCGGTGACATCGCCTCCCTGTGCAATGAGATCGAACAGCTTGCCGTGCAGTCAGGTGCCGCCGTTGTTTTTGGCGCGCACTATTCCAAAGGGAACCAGGCGGGAAAGGATGCCATCGACCGTATTGGCGGCTCCGGCGTGTTCGCTCGCGATCCGGATGTGATCTTGACCATGACGCCGCACGAGGAGAAAGACGCCTACGTGGTTGATATGACGCTCCGTGCCCTTCCACAGATCGAGCCGTTCGTGGTGCGGTGGAAAAGCGTCCTCTTTGAGAGGGATTCAATGGCGGATCCCGGTCGGCTTCGAAGTCAAACCAACGCGCAGCCGCAGAAAACATCGAAAGCTAGCTATCGCGTTGGCAGCGTCGCGGAGCAATACGGTGACTTACTTGCGGCAATGCCGCCGCTCAGGCACGACAAAGACCCCGCTCTTTCCGAGGTGATCGCATACATTTGCAGCACGGTCGCGGCTGTTGAGGGCGAATGCTCCCTGAAAGAAGGCCAACGCATTTACTACTGCCTGGCCAACATGAAACATCATGCCCCGATCTTTTTTGACCGGGCAACCAGGCTTTGGAGGGGCCGTAAGCACCATGCCCAACGACCGAGCCGCTAGTAAGGATTCCTGTAAGGGGCTCCAACCTTACATGTCGGGTTCGTGGAATACAGTAAGGTGCCTTACTGGCATCCTTACAGATATACGTAGTATATCAGCGCGAACCGATGAATCGGAGTTCGCGCGCGCTGATTCGCTTGTGATAAGCGACAGCGATACAACCGTCACGTCGCATGTGGAAGTCCTTCGTAATGACTGAATCTGGCGACTACATCAACCGGCAAACAGTCCATGACCGAGATCGCCCAACGCAATGGCGTCACCCGCGCCGCGGTCAGCAAACGCTGCGTGGAACTGACTCAAAAACTTAAAATCAACCCGTCGCGGGCGATGCGCTCGTTGACAGCGCGTATCTCGTATGCGCGAACCCAACACATCCTCCGTCACAACCATGAAAAACGAAATCGTAAAGGCCGGTGACGGCACTATCCATCTCAACCGCATCGGTGTTCAGTTCGAAGGCGATATCCCCGAAGAATCCGTTGATAACCTCCTACATGATGCCGGAGCGGTAACGCGAGGCTGTATGTTCGTCATCGGCGACGCCATCAACTTCGCCCAAGGCAAATGGGGAGAGAAGTATGATCACTGGATCGCAGTAACTGGTCTCGAATACCAAACCTTGATGAACGCCGCGTCCGTGGCGCGCAAAATTCAATTCTACCTGCGCAGGGAGAATCTCACCTACGACCACCACAAGATGGTCGCAGCTCTCCATCCCGACGAGCAGAAACACTGGCTTGACCTGGCTGAAAAGGAAGGAATGAGTTCGCGTCGCCTTCGCAAATCACTGTTGCTCGGTCGCCCTGCCACCGACGAGGATATGGAGGCGGGCAACGACTGCGGCATCGAGAACGTGCATCCCTATGTCAATGGCGTCTGCGGTTTCTGGCGCAAGCTCAACGACTCGGGCTGGGTCAAGCGTGCGGGGACTGAGAAGCTCCGCGCGTTCAAACGCGACCTCCAGCCCGTGGTGGACATCTACAACACCCTGCCAGACTGATGGTCCTTGTCATCTGGCGGCCACACAGGGCAACGTCGCGCGAACGTGGGCCAAGCGTGAGGCGCTCCGCAGAAATATTTCGGGGTCCCTGTGGCGGCAAAAAAGCTTGGGGGAAAAGCGTCCACTCCCCGGTTTAAAAGAGAACTATTTTTTCATGACTTTACACTGTTCCGAGTCCCGACAGTAAATCGCAAACCAAGGGGAACTTAAGCAACCACGCGGGTTCTCTGGCGAAATCGGAGATCTAGAAATTGCGTAAAGCAAACGTAAAATAGGAAGGGCGATTTTACACGTATCCGGTGGAACGCCGGATGCCTTCCCATGGAGGGAGAAACCAGCGAAGCAAGGATTTGCAAGGGTTCTTTGAAATGCAGAACGGTTTCGCCCAATAAAGGGCCTGCTATTTCCGGTACGCTTTACACGCTCTGTCCCTGCATCCATGCGGGTCGGATCGCGTAAATCCCTTTACACGGCGTGGTCGCACACCCGGATTGACACTCCAACTTGGACATGAGCGAAGCCGCCAATATCACACCGGAAATGGCCGAACGGGTGCTCGACGCCAACTGGAAAAACGTCATCCGCCGTGTCTCCGCAGGCAAGACGCTGAACGCCACCGAACTTGCGCTCTTGAAGTCCAGGGCATCGGGAAACCGGGACACCGTGGTCGTCGCCAAGGACACCACCGATCTCGCTTCAATCCTCGGCGTTACCCGGCAGACGCTTTACGCGTGGCGGCGGAAGAAGGGGGCGCCGAAGGAAAACACGGATGGTACCCACGATGTCGTGGCTTGGCGGCAGTTCATTGAAGCCAACGGCCTCAAGGGAGCGACTTCCGTTGATGCCGATGCGCTCAAGGCCCGTAAGATGCTGGCAGAAATCGAGGACCGGGAACTTAAGGTGGCGCTTAAGAAAGGGCTCTATGTTCTTCGCGGAGAGGTGGAAGCGGAATGGCACCGCCGCATGGCCGTATTGAAAAATCTGCTCTACGCCAAGCTCACGCTGGAACTGCCGCCGCTGTGTGTGGGCCAGGACGCGATTGGAATCCAGCAAATGAACCAGAGCGCGCTGGACGCCGCGCTTACGGAGGCGGCCGCCGCATGAGTTTTTATGACGACCTGTGGCACCGAGTCTGTGTTCCACCCGACCGGCGTCCCATTTGGCAGTGGGCTGAGGAGCATATCCGGTCCATTCCGTATTCGCCGAATCCCGGTGCGTTCCGAGTGGCAAATTCCCCGCAGATCAAAGAAGTGTTCGAAGCGATCACCGACCCGCGAGTGCGCGTCGTCTCGATCATCGCGGCGGTCCAAGCAGCCAAGACGCTGGTTTCGGAAATCTCGCTGGCATACATCATTGCTAACATGCCTGGGCCGACGCTCTGGCTTAACGAGACGGATGAAGACGCGCGCGATCAGAGCGAATCACGGCTCCAGAAACTCTTCGATGCGTGCGGTCCGGTGCGCGCTCTTTACCCTGCGAACCGCCACAAGAAGCGCAACACGACAATCCATTTTTCCAACGGTATGACGCTCTGGATCGTGGGTGCGCACAACCGCACCAATTTGCAGCGCCGCTCGATCCGGTGGGTCATCGCCGATGAAACGTGGATGTATCCCACAGGCCACATGGCTGAAGCCGAGGCCCGGGTCACCGCTTTTGGCTGGTTGGGCAAGTGCATCTTCATGAGCCAGGGTGGGCAGGACGACGATGATACCCATCGTAAGCACGAGACGACCGACATGCGGGAGTGGACATTCGCGTGCCCCGAATGCGGCCATCGCCAGCCGTTCAAATGGGAGAACGTCGAGTGGAGCAAGGACTGCAAAGATGAGAACGAGCAATATGATTTTGCCCGCATCCATGAAACCGCAAGTCTCCGGTGCGAGGGCTGCAACGCGTATCTACCCGATAGCGATGAGATGCGTCGAAAACTGAATGCCACGGGTGCCTTCGTTGCCCAGAATCCAAATGCCGCCAGGGAAAATGTCGGGTTCCATTGGAACGCTCTGGCCACCATGTCATGGGGGAAACTGGCGGAGCTGTATCTGCGAGCCAAAATGGCCGCGCGCCGGGGTGACCTTTCACTCTTGCAGCAGTTCGTACAAAAGCGGCTTGCCCGTCCGTGGCGGGAGTTCAGCGAGGATCACGAAGTGGAGATTCCACCGTCGAGTTATAAGCGGGGCGAGTTGTGGGATCAGGAGGCGGCGATTGATCACAAGGGGCGGATCGTGGCGCCGCCGCATCCCGAGCGCTCCGTTCCGCTGCGGATGCTCTGCGCGGACGTCCAGCGGGACTGTTTGTTCGCCACTGTCCGGTCGTGGGCGGCGAACGGTTCCTCCCGACTGATCTGGAACGATCGCATCCTGACGTTTGACGATCTTGAGGCTTTGCAGGAACGCTTCCACATCCATTCCTCTCTGGTCTTCGTCGATTGCGGATACGCAACGAGCCACGTTTACATGGAGTGCGCAAAGCGGGGCTGGATTGCCCTGATGGGTGATGCTCGTGGGACGTTTGTTCATCGCGTTAAGGATAAAGCGCCAGTGCAGCGGTTCTATTCGCCCCGGCGCAAGATAGTGCTCCGCCGCGATTTGATCTGCTCGATGTTCTATTGGTCGAACCTCGCCTGCAAAGACACCCTGGCCCGGCTTCGGCGCAACCAGGACCCAGAGCGCGGGCCGACCTGGGAAATTCCATCGGATATCGACGCCGATTATTTGGCGCATATGCAGAGCGAACACCGGGTGAAAGAACGCAACGGGAAATGGATATGGAAACAAATCGGTGACCGCGCCAACCACTATCACGACTGCGATTCCATGTCTGTCGCAGCGGCGTACATGTTGAAACTTATCGGATCCGAATCCATCAGCCAGAAGCTGGGTGATAGCAATGATGGCGAGTAATCAAACGCTGTGCCTGAAGCCCTCGAGGACAAGCAGCTAAATATAGATAGATAGCTTCATATGTTCGGCGTGTAGAGCGAATACACAGCCAATGAAAACACCCACGAACACCACCCGCCAGAGCAACAAAGATCAAGCCCGCGAAGCTTTCCTTCTCCAAATTGGAAACGCCCGTGAATTGATCACGCTGCTATCCCGGCACCTCGACGACCACATGGGAGCGGACCCCGACGAAGTGAACTGGGCCCACGCGGGCGACGCTGGGCGATTGGTTGAAGACCTCAAGAGGGCTGCCCTCAGGTGCAACCTGATCGGGGAGGAAGAAGCAAGATAAGCATTCAGCCCGAGCCCCCGCGCACAACAAAGCGCGGGGGCCTACGCTATTTCCACCGCCGACGAGGACTCCGTCTGCTGAAAGGTTTTCCCCAAGCTCTATTGGAACCTATCGATCATGCGGTCAGTGTCCTGCCGTTTTCGAAAACAGATTCATCACCGCAACGCCAACAACGATGAAGATCATCCCGATGATCGCCGGTGTATCCAGTTTCTGTCCTTGAAACAGCCAAGCTATGGCGGCAATTAACACAATGCCTATGCCAGACCAGATGGCGTATGCGACTCCCACAGGGATGCTCCGTAATGTGAAAGATAAGAAATAGAAGGCGGCGCCATATCCGGCAATCACGATGGTAGATGGGATCAGTTTGGTGAATCCATCGGATAGTTTCAGAAACGATGTAGCGACGACCTCGGAAATGATAGCGATTGCCAAATAGAGGTATGCCATGCCGGACATGGTATACGACGGGTCATTTTTAGCACGCCAAAAACGGCGAGATGAACAAGGGGTTAGGAGAAGGCATTCGATAACAGCATATCGCCGATAGTCTTTTCGGGGATCCCTATAGTCTTAACTTGATCACCAATCAAGGAGCGTGCCAGGTGCTCTGACTCTCCTGCAAATAAAGAGAGATACATAAGTGGATGTAAATCGGCGAAAGAGCGAATCACACAGTCATGCAAACAATACCAACCGGCAATAACCGCATGACTGAACAAGACATCGAACAAGCCCTCCTCGAACTGGAATACCAAACCGGTGAGGACGGCGGGCCCATCACCGAGCAACTCCACAGCGCCGTATCTTTCGAGGACCAGGGCATCATGACTCTTAACCGAGGTGTGGTGTTCCGCATGAAAGACGGCAGCGAATTCCAAATCACAATCGTCAAATCCAAATAGAACACACTTTCCTCCGGGTTCGATCCCCGGAGGAACTCAACCCAACAACCGACCTCAAAAGAACCTATGAATATCACCATTTCATCCAACGCCACGACATCTTCCATCAAAACCTCATACCCGGCTCCCCGTGGAACCACGCACTTCCGGTTCACTGCACCGAAACGCAAGCCGGTGATCGACACGATCAAAAACCTCGATGTCCTTGCCGGATGCGAAGGCAAGCTGGAATACGGCAAGGCGATTTTCCGGGGTAGGGGACGCTACGCCAAGATTGCAGGCTTTACCGTGTTCGCGACGATGACTCCTGCCGTTCAGAAAAAGAAGAACGATCCTGCCACAACGCCTCCCCCCAAGCCGCAGCTCGGGGCCGCGCCGGAGCCCATTCGGGCAAAAGGCAAACTCAATCGCATCTTTGGATTCTCGGCCTGCGCTGTGGCAAAGGCACTGGGCAAAGCGGGCGTGAAATACGCCGAGGGAGACCGCATCCTCCGCTCCCATGGGATCGAGATGCCAAAGGCCAGCCTCTCGGTTCAACTCGGATTCGGGCGCAACCCGGCCAGTTGGGAACGCCACGGCCAGCCCGCCGACTTGACGGAAGCGCAGGTAGCGGAATTGCGCGCGGAGGTTGCGGAACAAACGGCTCAGGACTGAGCGAGTTTGCCACTAATCAAGTCGTGTGCCAGCCATTCCGTCCGTCCGGAAGATAAAGTTAGATACTTAAGTGGATGTATTCTCCGAAAAGAGCGAATAACACGACCATGAAAACCACGAAAGCAGCCCCGATCAAGATTCCAGCCTATGCCGCAAAGATTGCTAAAGAGATTCTCAATCTAGAAACGCTCGAACCCCGCAATTCCGACAGCCTTGATTTTCACGACATCGGTGTTTGGGACATCCGCAAGGCGCTTGAAGCCGCATACGATGCGGGTCGGGCTGCCGCGCAAAAATAACTTTCCTCGGTCCTGAGGTCCTCACGCTCCGCGCCCTTCATGCAACCTCGTGGGGGGCGCGGATGGATAACCCGCACCACCCCATCGCATACATGGCCTGGATGCACGAAACCCAGCAGCGGCTTCGGGACAAGATCAAGCAGAACAAAGCGCTCCTCATGGTGCGGCGCGGCAACCGAATCGCGTTCATCCCGCAGGGTTGTGACTCCGCGACCCGCGACAGAATCCTCGCCCTCCTATGACCACCGACCGATCCCAAGCTCTCGAAGCCACATTCACCCAGGCACCCGCAGAGATCGCGGGATTGAAGCTGCGCCCGTTCTCGCTCGGGAGCCTGAGCATTTGCCGTCGGGTGAAACTGACCATGCTGACCGGCGAAGCCGCGCCGGAAACGCTCACGGAGGATGAGAAACAGCAACAGATCGTCGCCTTTCTCTATATCCAGTCCCAGCCGATCCCGGAGGTGTTGAAGGCAATTCAGTCGCCTCGCTTCTTCGACGAAACGATTCTCCCTTTCTCGCTCAATCTGCCGATGGAAGCCTTTCCTCAGGCGATTGCGGAAATCCAGCGGATCATTGATGCGGCGTCGGCCGCCTTCGTGGAAGTGCAGCCGAAGCCGGATGAAAAACCGGAGGACGCGCCCCCAAACTCCTAGAGCCAGGGCATACCGCAGCCCGCGTGTTCGCCCTGGCGCGTGAAACCGGCTGGAGCCGCGACTTCATCCTGTGGGGGTTATCTTTGGATGAAGCCCTTCAATATCACCACTGCGCTCTACGCGCTGCCAACTGCTGGACGGTTGCGCCGATGCCAGATGTTGGGGAGCGTCTGGCGCGGTTGGAGGCAGTGGCGAGCCAGTATGGGGAATATGAGGAGTAATACGAATCAGCTTCTATACTGATCTCGCGATGGTAATATGAAGCCGTTGAATACAACGGAAGAGCTTCGAAAATGAGTCTGAAGAAATTTATCCTGGGCGTCCTCTTCACAATCGCCGGAGTTGCCATAGTCCTTTTCGTTGGCTTTGGGACATTCGCTTACTTTGCCATACCACGGGAAACGAATAGCCTTCGGCAATACGTTCAACTTCGTTCCGATTGGGATGAAGAATTGGTGGGGCATTTTCCCAGGGAGATTCCAAATTCAGCTTCGCTTAGAAAATTCTCTCATTTTCCGGGATTCCTTCAAGGTGGAGCGCACATTCAGCTACGGCTCCGATTGCCAGCAGATCAAATCCGTAAGCTCTATAGCGAATTCGCCGCACAACGAACTAAGTCCTTCATGGGTGGCGATACGAACAGCCACATGAACGAGAAGGAGGGGATGCCGACAACATTTTTCCAGACCAGTGACACGAAGGATCGTTCTTTTCCCGACGATTACGAGATCATGATTTTCGACAGGGTATTGCCAGAATCAGAGCGGCCTCCGGGCTTTTACTGGAACCATGGGAAAAGCCATGGAGTGGCAATTAGCACCAAACGGAGTGAAATCGTGTATTGGGCTGAGTCTTGGTAGTTATTGACCGGCTAACAAAGAATGTCGGAAAATTCGGCGATATAATACCGACCCTCGATTTTTTGCCATCTCACGTAGATTGCCTTCTTCGCCTTGGGATTAGGATCATCTCTAGATGGAAGACGGAATGTCTCCCCGTCCTGATTCCAATCATCCAAGGTAGTTCCTAAAATAAGCCAGCGATATTGTGCGATGCCTCCGAGATCACCGAAAAATTCGGTCCACTGATCGCCTTTTCTGGCAAAGTCCTGCTCAAGTTCCTTTCGTTGCATGGCCCGCGATTCTAATCGCTTCATGGCCCCAATCTCATATGCCGTGAAGCGAGGTGGATGCTTAGGATGACATAAAGCCAGATATGCATTCGAATCGGCCCAAAAAAATGCATCAAGGTACAGCCGCATCGCCCCCTCAACGGTACGGTTGTCTGGACGGGGAAGAGAGCCATGCTCCGCTTTCTGAATCCGCGCTACGTTTTTGTGGTCATTGGCGGTAAGCCGTCCCTCCGCGAATCCTTTGTCCGAATAATACCAAGAACGTCTGCTAAAATAGAACCCAATCCCGTAGCTGTTGAACGGTCGGCCATGTCGGGCGTACACGGCGTTGCGAGCGATCTGCAGCTCCGAGAGGCTCAAATTGCTCAGGTCATTTTCTTTGAGAAGCTGCCCCTTCAGGATGATGGAGATCGCGTCTGCAAGAGAATGTCGTTTCACCAAAGGCTGTTCTGTGGCAAAGCAACCCGATCCGATGATGCCCAAAAACACAAAGCTAAATACCCAGAGAGCCACCAAACGGAGACGGTAATTACAGTAGGAATTCATCTTTTGGTGCCCCGACTTTATCAGGTACGTCAATTCAGTAATGCGGATTTTAGGAAATCGCCCAGGCTGAATTGACACGCCGCCGTAGGGGTGATCCCCGACCTGAAGTTTGACGACCGCGCTTTCCGTGCCGCCCTGAAACGTTTCGAAGCCAACTCGAAGCGTTCTCGTTCTGAGGTTCTCAAAGATCAGGCTAGGTTATTCGTTCAGGACGTCATCTTGGTGACGCCCCCGAACAAGAACTTCAAGGCCAATCGCAAAGGCGGCGAGGCGGCGATTAGCAACGACATCCGCAAAATCCTGCGCCAATCGAAAGCCAAGGATGCGGTCTCCGATCCTTCGGGTATTCACGCCCGATTCCGAGACAAGCACACTGGCCGGGTAAATAAGCGCAATCTGAAGGCCAAGTACCGCGCCGCCAACCTCGCGGCTTACATCAAGAAGGAGCTGGAGAAGGTCGGCATCCTTGCCAGCGGCTGGAACGCAGCCGCATCCAAGCTGGGTGCGAAGGTTCCGGACTGGATTTCGCGGCACGGCACCGGGCGCGGATCGATTAAAATCGCAGTCAGCCTCGCCGAACTGCGGATCACTGTTACCAACGCGGTCAAATTCGCTTCTGACGGCGTGGTGTTCGTCACGATTACCCTCGACCCGGACACCCGCGAAGTTGTCTCGTTCTGCTTCGACATGGCGGCGGACGAGGAAAGTATCGACGATGACGACGAGGAAACGATGCACGTTGTGCTCGGTCGTTTCTACATCGACACGGAGGCGGATGAGGATGGCCTGCCGGTTCCCTTCAATACTGTCGCGGGGAACATCAATATGTCCGTGGAGCCGGTCACCAACGCCGATGGCCGACTCTGTCTGGACATGGTGCACACTTATCTCCGGGACGCTGTTCCCACAGGATTTTTCAACATGGAGGTGTTCGACACAGACGAAGACGGCACACCCGTTGAAGGCTGCTCATCCATGTTTCTGTCGGTGGGAGATGCAGACGATCCGAGTAACGACGGCCTGACGTTCCAGGCGAATAACAATTACTTGGAAATCGTCTGGGGCGCTGATCAGGACACGGAGTATCCGATTCCGGCAATCAAGTTCACGGACTCCGACGGGAACGTTAGCAAGATCGACACGGGCGGTTTGAGCTTCTGGGATAGCAACGGCACGGAGGACAATCCCGAGGTCGATCTTTCGATGGATGGTCTGAACATCTGGGACATGGACGGCAACGGAACGCTCCATGATGCCGGAGGTATCTCATTTTGGGATAGCGATGCGAGTGCGGACAATCCCCAGGTAGATTTGAGCCTCGACGGCCTCAAGATTTGGGACATGGACGGCGATGGGATGAAAATCGACGCTACATCCCTGATTTTCTGGGATTCAGGCACCAGCGAGGACGCCCCTAAGTTTGAACTTGATCCCGACCAACTCCACTTCAAAGACGAGGACGGCGATGAAGCGAATTACGACGCTGGCGGCATCACGTTCGACGACACGGACGGCAATACCTCGAATCTGGACGCCACGAACGTGACGTTTACCGATTCGGATGGAGATTCCTCCACCCTTGATGCCGGGGGGCTGACGTTCACATCCGATTCTGATACCGCCAACCTAGACGCTACCGGCCTGTCTATCGGCGAAAGCACCGCGCTCACGGATGGCGATCTTGATTTGGGAGACGATGGCACCATCGAGATTGGCGACAGCGGCTCCATTTCCGTGGGAAGCGCCATTCTGTCCGATGGCGATTTGAACTTGGGCGGCGACGGCTCCATCGAGACGGCCACTCTCGATGCCTCCGACAAGATAACCTGTGACACGCTTGAAGCTGACACCATCACTTACCAAGGAACGGATCTCGATGACTACATTGACGATTCCATCCGCACGGCGCTCGACAGTCTTTCCGCATCCATCGACTGCGACTCAATGACCGTCACTTTCAGCTATAGCTACTGATATGGGAATTATTGAAACTGTAGATTTGCCCGAGGATTGTGGCTGTTGCGACTGCAATGGAAGCGAGAACGGCAACCGGGAGGGGTGCTGCGCCTCAAAGGGCTGCTGCCCCGGCGAGGACGGATATAACTGCGGGCACTATGACGACGGCTCCTCGTGTTGCTGTTGCCCTGCTTATGAAGCGCCTGCGGGTGAAGATTGCGGTTGTGTTTATGTAGGTTGAAATATGGACTCTGAAAAGCTCGATAAGATTAAATACGCCCTCACGCTTCGGGCATCACAGATTCCTGCGGTGAGAGACGAGATGCAGGCGCTTTGCGGATGCCTGCCGGAACGGACCTCCATGCGCGAGGATTTCGCAGCGTGTGGCCATGGGAACTTGCTTCCGTTCTGGGAGCGCATGATCGCGCAATCCCCCGACGCCGCTCTGCTCGCGGACCAAGTGTGGGCTGATTATGAAAAGCATCTGGCAGAGTTGAAAACGCTGCCAAACCTCGGCGAGATGGCGGCGAATTTGGGGGGCGCTGTCCTCCGCGATATGAAGGCGGGACGCCCGCGCCGGCCGGTAGAAGATGTGGATGCCATTTTAACGATCTGCCGTGGCTGCGACTATTGGCGGGCAAATGACCAGCGCTGCGGCAAGTGCGGCTGCTGGATTCGCAAAAAGGCGTCGTGGGCACAGGAGCACTGCAAGCTCGGAAAATGGTGAATTTATGAAGCAGATTATTCTTCAGGCTACCCGAAAGCAGTATGA